TGTTTTTTGAACTACACCATCAATTGTTACAAGGTATGCTGGTGCAAGTATAGATAGCCCTCCAGTAATTTCAAATATTGTTTCCAATCCATCTCCAACATAAGACCATACATCACCAAAATTAGTTGGTGGAAGGACTCCAGTTGCACCTGTCGCTCCGATTCCTGTGGCCCCTGTAGCGCCTGTAGCGCCAACTGGTGTAAGTGTAATTGCATCCCAAGCATATCCATTCCACTTCCATGTTTTACCTGCGGATGTAAATTCCTCGTTTAGTGTTGGGTTGTCCGGAAAGTCAATTGGCATAATTTATAGTATGTTGTTTTTAATAAGTGTTGGATTAGCCAACTTGTTTCCTGTATAGCTCATTACGTTAAAAAATTTTGGCCACTAATAAACCCAAACCATTTTGTTCCACCGTCATGCGTTACAAATTTAAATATATCACTCTTTCCATTTACTGATGTAATAATTGGGTTAACTCCTCCGCCCCATCTAACAGAGGTTGGCCAAGTTACTGTATATGGTGTTCCATTAGCAGTAAGTTGGAGTGTAAATGAAAATACCTTTGGAGATGATGGTGAATTTGCAAATGTAAATGTGACGTTTTGATCTAGTGCTACAACAAACAATGTTGCTGTGGTTAAATTTAATGATATGGCATTACTTGAAATTAACGGGGTTGCTTTTGTCTCTACTGGAATTCCCAGCGCAGCCTCACCAGTAATTGTCATTGTTGTAAAACTTGCGTTATTAGGAACAACTCCAGTTGCCCCCGTTGCACCCGCTCCAGTGGCTCCAGTGGCTCCAGTGGCTCCAGTGGCTCCAGTGGCTCCAGTGGCTCCAGTTGATCCTGTGTCTCCCGTTGCACCACGTAGACCAGTAGGGCCAGTAATTCCTTGGATTCCTTGAATTCCTTGAATTCCTGCCTCTCCCCGTATTCCCTGTATTCCCGTTGCACCAGTAGAACCTTGGAGTCCAGTAAATCCAGTAGCCCCAGTCCCCGTTGCTCCAGTTGCACCAGTCCGTCCAACGAATGCGCTTGAAACCTCTACCCATGCGCTGCTTGTTTCATCAGAATAATACTGATAATATCGCATTGTTGTAGTATCAACCCAGTTAAGTCCGTTTACTGGAGTTGGGGGTGTATCAGAGAATATAGTTCCCATCCCAGTAGCTCCAGTTGCTCCAAAACCAGTCGCTCCCGTTACGCCAGTTGCTCCCGTTGCCCCTTGCGCTCCGACAGCATAAAGCGATGTAACGGTTAAGTCATTAATTAAAACAAATTGTTGTACTTGATTTTGTCCAATTGGAACGTCTGATATTTGAAATCTTCCAGATAATATCATTTGAGTGATCTCATCTTTCGTTCTCTTTAAATACCACTTCTTATTTGAAATAACCCCTATTTCTTCAGTCTGAGCATCGCTCAAAGTTATATTTACAATTTGAGTACCTGATACACTTGTCGTTAATGGGAATATAGTTTGAGATGGATATTCATTTAGAATAATTCCTGCTTCAAATTCAAAATCAGAAATTACTGATGAAAAGTTGAGCGACAAAGCGAAGTCGGTTCCAAGAACAGCTTCGATATCAAGTTCTCCAGGTGTTTGTGAAAATGTAGGCATAATTTATCTTCCAGGCCAAAGATTCTCAAATTGCATAGCTGTTCTGTCAATGTTTAATTTCCATTGAGAACCACCACGAATCTCTCGGCTTTCTCCGTTTAATAGTTGTAGTGCTTTCATAAAGAACATTTCAGACCTTTCAAGGTCAGCTTCATCTTCAAATCTAAGCGATGTAAGCATATTTTTTAATGCCCCGAGATTGGAAACAATAACCTCGTCTGTATCGTATACGCATGGAACAAATCTAATTTTGCAGAGAACATCAAGGTAATCAATTGATGGTTCATTAGGAACAGCATAACGATGATAGCTTGCAGTTGTTTCTGTAGCTTCATACGCTCCAATCTTTTCTTCATTTACTCCGCTTACAGCGTAAAGGTTGATTCCTCCATTTGTAATTGATTTTTGAAAGAACGTAATGCTTTTGAAGACTTGAGTTGTTGTAGTGTCCGGATCATTCAATACAACATTAATCGTTACGTCATTGTTGTTCTCGTCTTTTCCTTTGATAACAACTTGCTTGTTTTCATCAGAAGGATCATCAATCTCAACTTTAAGTGTAAATGTTTCATATGTTGGATTGGCAAATGTTACGAACCCATCACCAAGATCGTCAAAGAACGTCTCATTATAGCCATACCTCGGCCAATACGAAGCCGTCCACAAGTCAGAGATAGGAGTGAGATACGTGAACCATCCATTGCGAATCTTGATTGGCCCAGTAGCTGTTCCGCTTCCGGTATCTTTATTCCATTTAGCAGCAAGTGCAGATGCAAACCTTCGCGGAAGTGTAATCATTCCACTCGGAGAGTAAAACCTAACAGGCAATATCGTGCCGTTCCATTTACCGCTATTGATCAACCTTTCCTGAGCGAGATTGAGATACGAATTAAAGCGATCTATATTCGATTGGTTATCAATCGAAGGAACGATTGAGGCATAGAGTTGTTGCCTCGCTTCTCCAAGTGTTATTCTCATTTATATTTTATCCAAATAGCGCTCCATAATTTGGTGGTCTATATGCTGCCATTTGAGCTGCCCCTTGTCTACTTGCATCTGATACTTGCTTTCTTTGTTTTTGACCAAGATATCTTCCAAATATTTCTGGACTTGGGTCTTGAGTGCCTTGATTAAATACTTTGCTACTTTTAAAATAACGAGATTGTCCCCCTCTTTCCTTTTCAAGCGCTTTTATGGCTGCATTTGCCATGTCGGTTTGAACTCCTTTTTGATATCTATAGGCTGGGTCTCTTTCAAGTCTTTCTTTTTCTTCAGCCTCTCTAACAGCCCTATCTGCCTCATATCTTTCCATTGCAGATTCTTTTTTTGATTTAAGTTTTGCTCCTCCACCAATATTTCCAACGGAAATAATGGGTGTTCCACCGGATATTCTACGATAAGAACGGTCTATTGATGGGGATATTGATGATCTTTTAGCTGATGTTTCCATAATTTATTTTTGAAGTTTTGCTTGTTATATTTCTTTATAGTTAAAAATCAAGATAATTATTACGGTGGTTAAGCATCACATGCTTCTGTTTGTATCCAATATGGAGTTCCGCCACTTGATGCCAAAACATGTATTCCTTCCCCATCCGCCGCTGGAATTATAGACCAATTGTTTGTATCCCAAAACAACATATCTCCGTAACTTGATCCCCTTAGGGCTTCAAAATCCTCAGTGTCGGTTTGATATACAAGTCCAGCCCCAATTGGGCCTGGCCTCCATCGAGGAACCTTGTCTTCCATTTTTAAAATACTTGTTTCTCCAACCCCACCAAATGGAACCCAAGTAAAACCATCGTGATAAAGCATATCGCCTAAATTACCACCAATTAGTGGCCCTTCTGGCCCCTCTGCCCCTTGCGGCCCTTGCGGCCCTTGCGGCCCCTGTAAAGATGGATTAAAAGAAGAAGGGTCTGTCAACGATCCAGAATCAACTATAATCCCAGAAAACCCTCTTGAACCCTCATTTGGTTTTCCACCCAATCCAAATGGCCCTTCATTTTTTGGGGTAAGTTGGCTTGCTATATATTGATAGTCATCAATCATACAAGTGTAATATATCCTGTTCTTTTAAACCAAATATTTGATTTGTAAAATTCAACATCTGAAAAAATTACAACTTCAGTTCCTATTAGTGAGTCATACTCTGACTTTGTTGGATTGGATGGGGGGAACTCTATCCCCTCTGATAAACCAGAAAACCTTTGGTCAAATTGGTTTGCTGTTATTGGCCCAATTGTAAACCCATCCAATAATACATCTCCGAAATTAAATCCAAAAAGCGATCCATTATATGAAATATTTTGATTTGTTATTTGATATGGACTGTCCGGAGGTGGTGGATATGCATAAAATGTTGTTACAATTTTTATTCTTGCCGGAAGGCTTAATGCTGGTCTAATTTTTGGCACAACTGATATAAATTTATTAATACCTGTTGCATATTCCGAATCTTCATCATTAATCGGAACCCTTCCAAAACCAAGATCATAATTCCCAATTATTACAGCATCCAAGAGTGCTGGAAATGCAAATTGCTGTGTTTTATATTCAGTTCTAACTGGAGGTAATTCTGAAAGTCTGCTCGTTATTCTTAATGTCTTCCATTGATCTAATGGCCTGTCCGTAACTGTTAAAACAAGAGGGGGTGCTGAATATGGTTCATTATGATCAACTACATTTCTTTCGGTTATAATCACAACTCCAAGCTGATCATCTAAGTCATACGTTGTGAGTTTTGGATAAGACTCAACAGTAACTCTTTCTCTTTGAGATTTGGCAGAGTCAATTGCATTGATCTGATCTTGTAAGACTACCTTACCACCGGATGGTTGTTGATTGGGGGCAACAATACTTTTTTCTACATTGGCAGCAACTTGTCCAACGGCGCTATCAACCAAGGATGTAACCGTTAATGATGATGGACTTGTAGCCGTAGTAGTTCTCTTTCTTGCTTTTGTAGCGGAAAATTGTTCCACAACCGAAGATATGATTGTTTGAGAAAGCGCATCTGGACTTGTAGATGGATCAACAATATCATCTGTAGTTACAGTTTCCCCAAGCAGTCCTTCCTTCTTTTCTTTAATTTGAAGCAACGAGTGGTCTGGAACAGTAGATGTTGTCTTTACTCCCTTGCCAGTTTCAACTTGTTCAACTCGCGATCCTGTAACAAGTAATCCATCTGCGTCCGGTGGAGTGTTCGGCGGAACAGTCTGAACAATTACAGTCTCTAAATCTCCACGTTCATTGTAACGCCTTGTTGGAACAGCGGGGCCAGGTATTGTTTCGTAAGCTCTTGTTACAGTAATATACTTAGAATCAAGTTCACCTTCCATTCTTGTGGCTTCTTCATCAACCAACAATGCTGATGGAAATAAAGGATCAGGCGTTCCATCCGGTATTGGAGAATATGTTTCCCTCGGAAGAACATATGTCCTAATGTAAATTGGATGAGCCTGTGATCCAGCGCTATACTTAATAGCGTAGTTGTAGCTGTCTTGGTTTACTCGATCATTCGCCCAAATGCGTTTAACCCACTGACCATCCTCACTTGATATTTGTTGGAATACCAGCTTATGCTCTGGGAAACTACCTTGCTGTGATCCGTGAGGGACGCTATCCCACTTAGTTCCATATTCCAGCTTTTGGTAATCCCCTTTCCACGCATTCACTGTTTCCGTAATGATTACATCATCAATTACAGGAGTTGGTAGTGATTGAATCCCCTTGGCTGGGGCCGGATTCATTACGTTAGTTGTTTTGATTGGCTGCATAAATTTGGAAATATATTGTTAACAATTATGTTATTCAAGTGTTTTTTCAACAGCCTCCCATTTCCCAATAGGACAAGATTCTGTTGCAAGATACAACTTGTATTTTGTGCACCCGCACTTATCGCACCTTCCTAGCGAGTAGTTTCCGTTCTCCTGCCAAAACTCGCACCCTCGGCAGATCGCAAGCCTTCGATCCAACTCCGCCATCTTAACCCGCTTGAAGCCGGACTTTGCCCAGTTCTTCATTGAATTATAAAGCGACTTCCTTGGCTTCTCCGGCTTGATGTCCCGATATTTATTCGCAAGATATATATACGCATCTGCTGGCAGAATTAAATTTTCTCCCTCCGTTTTACCTAGAGCGTATATCTCGTCAAAGTATTCTTTCGGTCTGTCAGCAGACTTCAGCTTTTCTAGGCTTATCTTTATCACGGAAATGCGATTGGCTTAATTTTTATTTGACCGTTAGCGAAGAGTTGAATCCCGTGGTTGTCTCCAGCAGCTATTGTTGCCGTTGTTCCAGCAGATAAAACAGTGATAACACTTCCAACAGGAATTGTGTGTTGCCCATTGCAGGTGCTTTCTCCACCAGCAAACTGATCACAATTAGGTGAAGTTCCAAATCCCGTGCCTCCTGGGCACAAACCATCCGGACACTGACCGCTTGGCTCCACTGGGTAGAGTCCTGGCTGAAAAATCTGGCCGTTCACAATTAACTCGTCGTCAACAGTAATTGAGTTTGAAATAATCTCAACATCGTAATTAAATGGGCCTATTGTTATTGCCGCTGTTTGATAACTGGTGGGTTGGCATCTGTTTGGAAAGTATGTGCTGTCCCCGCATCCTGCCGCAATAGTTCCTGTAAGATTGAAACTGTATGTGCATTCGCAGCAAGTCTCGTCAATCAGCAACATGCTTCCTATCGGGCAACAAAGATTTCCAACAACCTTCAGCCCATCTATCGTGTTGATCGTTACTACTTGATCGCTTGAATTTAACTTAACAGCCATGCCTAATACCTTTCTACCATTTGCGTAAGTTGATCTACAGTATATCGTAATTTTCGTAAATAGCAATCTGCTCGCGCTACCGCAATGCAGATATGCTCGTCTTTAGCGCAAAGTGTTTTGCCTTCTATTTTTATCATGTATCCAGACTGTGGTTTTTTGTCGGAAATTTGTATGCGTTTTTCTGACAAAACAAACTTTAGATTTCCATCATGGCAATATGTTGCATTTCCCCGATCATATATGCAATCAAACGCATATAGGCATGTTTCTACTATGCTTGGGGCATGCAGTGCGTTTGCAATGGCGTTAGGCGAGCTTTGATTCCCAATGAATAGCGATGCCCCAGATATAGCCTCCGCGACATCGTAGAGGTCAATTGTGTGCAGCCGTTCAACCTTTCCGAATTCTTTACAGAAGTCATCATACTCATCTGTATGCCCAACGAACATTATGTCTTCCGAGAACATATCCACGATCTCACGCCATGGAAAGAATTCCCCATGCCACCTGGCTCCTCGGCTCACAATGATTTTTCCTGCTGTATAGTTATTCTTGCCAGACTTGATCCATGGTTTGCTCAAATCAATTTTAGTGCCAACCCACCTTGCTACTCGGTTGGTAATATTGTCGCCATAGACCATACCCCCATTCCGGTATGTTGATAGGTCAACATCAATGATCTCGCCTTCGTGTTTCTTCACAGCTATGCCCTGTGCCTCTATCAATCGGGAGAACAACCCAATCCTATTGACGATTGGTTTCGTCCAGCTCCTATCCCCTATGTAAAGCGTTTTGATATCCAACGCCTGCAATGTAGGCAACGAATAAATAATATCTCCGATGCAACCGGAATGAAATGCGTTCATGCTTTTATTGTTAAACATTCTTGAAAGGAATACAAGTTACTTTTTCTTTCAAAAAGAATTTGACTTGTTGAAAAAACTGTATAATATTTTCCACATCTTACTTGAATCGTCGGAGATTTGAGATGGTAAATTTTCCTCATGGTCAAAACCCGTCTTGATATCCGACTATCAAGGCGGGTTTTTCTTTTGGTATGAAGCCTAACGGCAGTTCCCCTAAAAGAACTCGTAAGATGAGCGTAGCACGGCAGGGTTCTATTCCCTGACTATGGAACAAACCTGTAAAGGACTCCCGTGTGAAGGAGAGGAGTTGGGAGGGCTAACAGACTACCAACTTAATATGCTTCTTCCGAAAGGAAGGAGACTGCGAATCAAGCTGGCTCTCACCGAAAGGTGTAAACTAAAGTAAGCCTCGGTTAAGGACGACCTCTGGGCGAGTGATTCTAAAAATGCATACGATGGCTCCATACGGGGAAGTAATGTGTTTATCAGTTTCTTCCATAGGAACTGCTATGCTCCGATCTCACCACCAGAGAAGCATTGCATTATATACCCTATCAAACCCATAATCACCATATCCGATTAAGATATACCACATCTGTTATATTTTTTTTAACTTTACATTAATATTATTTTAGTTACATTTTAAACGTGTCTCCAATAGCTCCCAATAAAAATATTCAGCAAAAACAATTAATAGCGCCTCAACCACTTGTTCAACCAAGGCCATTAATCCAGCCGCGCCCATTATTGCAGCCAATTGAAAGAAGAACTTCTCCACGAAATACAGTCGAAAGAAGAACTTCTCCACGAAATACCGCTACAAGAAATGTGTTTTCTCGTAATGGTTCAATTAATAACTTGGAGGATGAGAATAAAAATATAATTAATCCGCCACAAGTTCCACCAACAACTCCTCCCGAAAACAAAAATACACCTGGATATGGCAATCAGCTTACAGCCAGTCCAAACACTTTTTTTACATCAGAGTTTCAAGATAAAGATGGAGAAGGATTTGAAGATAGGTTGCAATCTGGGCCTGGGCAGGAGGCCGGTAAATGGGGGTCGCAGAATGAAGAATCCAAAGATTGGATTGGAGCAGGTAAACCTGTACTTGAGGAATGGAATTGGGATGAATATAAAAAGAAAAAAAACCCACAATCCATACAGAGTGCATTTTCAAAAATTGTAGGTTAAAAATAAAATTCTTTTCAATGCTTATATTTTAGATATAATATAAGCCGCATGAAACACCGCTTCCACTGCTTGGGCTTGCCTCATACAGTTTCATCAAAAGAATTCAACGCTTGCGCGTACACGCAAAAAGTAGTCAAGTTTGGGAAAATGATGACTGATCGAGGTCATACAGTAATTCACTACGGACATGAAGACTCTGATCTACAATGCAGCGAACACGTCACAGTACTTACCAATGACGACTTCAAGATATCTTATGGATCACATGATTGGCGCAAGACCTTTTTCAAGTTCGATACCAACGACCATGCGTATCGTAAGTTTTACGACAACGCTATCCGTGAAATTTCCAAACGGAAACGGAAGCACGATTTTATCTTGCCCTTCTGGGGTTCTGGCGTACGTCCCATATGTGATGCCCATCAAGACTTGATTTGTGTTGAGCCGGGCATTGGATATGCTGGTGGACATTGGGCGCGGTGGAAGGTTTGGGAAAGCTACGCAATCTACCATGCTTATTGTGGGCTGAAGAATGTTGGTCAGTGCAACCAAGATTGGTATGATGTTGTTATCCCAAACTATTTCGATGTTGAGGATTTTGACTTCAACCCCAAAAAAGAAGACTACTTCCTCTACCTTGGACGAGTCTACAATGGCAAAGGAGTTGATATTGCCATTCAAGCTACAGAGCGAGCAGGAGTGAAGCTGGTAATAGCCGGACAGAAAGAAGAGGGATATAAGCTGCCTAACCACGTTGAGTATGTCGGATACGCTGATGTTCCAACGAGGAAGAAGCTTATGGCTAATGCTAAGGCATCATTCCTTCCATCTATGTATGTCGAACCATTCGGCGGGGTGCAGATTGAGAACCTGTTATCAGGTACTCCCACGATCACAACAGACTGGGGTAGTTTTGCAGAGAACAACATACATGGTGTAACTGGCTATCGTTGCCGGACTATGGGTGACTTTGTAGATGCCGTCAAAAACATTGATAGGATTAAACCACATGACTGCCGCGCATTTGGTGAGAACTTTACTTTGCAAGCCGTAGCTCCAATGTATGAGAAGTATTTTGATGATGTCATGGATGTGTATACTGGTAAGGGATGGTATGCTGACGGGAACAATATCCATGCTATGACACGTTTCTATCCAAACATTAACTAACACACCATGAGTAACACAACAACATATCAACAATTCGTAAACGCAATCATTAAGCCTGGAGATGAAATCATCTGCCAGCTAACGCCGCAACAGGCTAACCTACTCCACATGGCAGTCGGAGTGTCCGGCGAGGCTGGGGAGCTTCTGGACGCAATTAAGAAGCATTGCGTGTATCAGAAGCAAATTGATTTGAACAATGTCATGGAAGAAGCTGGAGACATTCTGTTCTACCTTACCGGACTACTTAGTGAGTTGGATATGACGATTGAAGAGTGCATCGAGGCAAACATGAATAAGTTATCCAAACGATATCCACAGGGAACCTATAGCAATACCGCAGCTATTGCACGGGCAGACAAGATGAATGAACCATGCGAGGCAAGGCCAATTCCAAATATTGAAGATGATTTTGAGGATATCAAGATTGAACGAGTAGCCTGCAACCTTGGAGAAGAGTGTGAGTCTTGCCAATAATCATGGAACCAATATTTAAAGTTGGAGATAGTGTATCAAGGGTTGGTGGAGATTATCGCTTTGATGGGATTGTTCTTTCTGTGTTTGCTAAAGGATCAGGCGTAATTTTTCAAGGGATCAGGCGTAATTCAAGCGTGTTTGCAACCTTGATGACGAAACTTGCGAGTCTTGCCAATGAACTAAAATGAATATGCTACACTTGTTGAATATAAATTAGTAACAAATACACATCAATATGAACTGGGATGAATATGCAATCGGTATTGCCGAGGCAGTTGCTAAGAAAAGCAAAGACCCGTGGAAGAAGGTAGGTGCGGTAATTCTACGCAAAGACAATTCAATCGCTTCCGTTGGATACAATGGATTCCCTCAAGGAGTTGAAGAGAACTGGGAGGACAGAGATCAGCGTAGAAATTACGTTATCCATGCAGAGCAAAATGCCTTGAGATATATCAAGCCGGAAGAGGGAGATGTTATCTACTCTACACTTCTACCCTGTGGTGATTGCCTAAAAGCCATAGCCGCATATAAGATAAAAAAAGTTATCTACAAAGAAATTTACGCGAATGATCCTGTTGCTCTTGATGTTGCAGAAAAAATGGGTATTGAACTTATTGAGTTCAAAAAACAAAAACTAAAATCATACTGGGATCATAGTTGTAAACCATCTTTGTTCGTAGTGAAGCAAGAAGATGTAGAAATCTATAGAGGCACATATCCAAACGGGGCAAAGATACTTGGAATATGAATGACCAGACTGTAGCCATAATCTTGGTTTGGGTGATTATGATTGTGTCCTTGGCTTACGAAACACAGATTAAGAAATAGATTAAGCCATTCCTCTTGCGTAGGAAGAACTGGATTTTGGAGAAGAAACTCCACCCTTCATTCCACCCATTGAACTTGGTAGTATTTGTTTTTTGCGGAACCTCTCTCTAAACGCAGCTTGTTCTTCCTCTCTTTTATTTCTAAAAGAGTCAGTTGCGCTTGACTGTTTTTCCTCAAGTCCGCTACCGGAAGCCTTTATTCTTTCAGAGATTGGAATCTGACTTTTCGCTTCTTTATCAATATCATACTGTCTTTTTTTAATGCCACCACCACCTTGACGCTTCTTTATTTCATTATAATACTGATCATAGTCAGAAGTATCCTGCGCTCCGTTATAACTTGCTAATGGAGCCTGCCCCCTCGACTCACGCTGCGAGTTAACTCTGGCCATCTGTCGAGGAGTCCAATTGTAATTTCCAACTATAGGTTTTTTCATATTAGTAGTTTAGTTTACCGAGTGCCTTTGGCTTTACCTTGCCTGTCTCACGATTTTTAGTAAAACCCTTTTTGCCTTGCTGCTGGCCTTTGGTAATTTTCTTACCATCCTTGGGTTGATCGTAGAATGCGCGAAGTGAGTTGTATTTTTTCATTTTGTGTGTAAAATATATATATAAAATATATGAGTAAAGAAAAATTATTTGAATACTACCTCTTAAAGAATCCAGCGTTACTTGACCAAATTGTTGATGGTCGAGTTGTAATGTCATCGAGGGGATTCAAGAAGTTCTTTGAGACAACATACGATGTGGCATACAAGCAGGGATTCAATCAAGAGCCTGACTCTAACAAATTTGAACCAGTGCCAGTGTCGAATAGCGATTCAAAGAATCTAAAAGATATTTTAAATCTTTTCGGAATGCGTTGACATTCTCCGATTGCTCGCTATAATTTCCACTGACCATGGAAAACACACTACCATCCGACACAGAAGCGGAACAAGGATTGCTTTGTTCCTGCATACAAGACACACGAATTATTGGCAAAATTGCCGATATTATTACACTGGAACACTTTACACATCCAGCACACCAAGATATCTGGAAGACTCTTCTCAAGATGTATTTTGAAAAGAAGCCAATTGACTTGTTAACCATAACCTCCGAATTGAGGGCAGACAACCTACTTGAGGGGGTTGGTGGTGAACACTACATCACCCACATATACACAGTTGTCTACACGTCCGCCAACTGGGATGAATATTTCAAGACGATCTCAAATTGCTACCTTCGCCGTAAGATACACTTCGCAGCAAAGCGCATGGCAGCAGACGCACTTGATCGTTCCAAAGACCCAGAGGAAATCAAGGAAGAGGCAAGCCGCGAGATTACCGGAATGATGACTACCAAGTCTGAATCCGTACACATTAGCGATGTCCTCAACCGAAGGATCACAGCTTGGGAGGAAGCTGCTAAAACAGGGGGAGCTATCAATCGAGGACATGATTCATGTTTCCCAAGGTGGAATATGGCAACGAGAGGGTTCAGACCACAGACAGTCCACATCATCGCTGGTAGAGCCAAGCAAGGAAAGACCACAGCAGCCCTCCAGATGGTCACAACGCCAGCTATAGACAAGGGAGTCCCAATTGGGATTATCTCGCTTGAGATGGGCGCAGACGAGTTGGTAGACAAGATTACATCCTGCCATGCACAGATTGGAATGAATGATCTTCGTGACGGCAAGCTAAACAGAGCGGACTTCGCCAAGGTATCCAACTTTATGACCCAAGGAATGAAGGCTCCAATCCATATTGTGGATGAAGCATCGATGACTGTGAATCAGTTTAGAGCCAGGGCGAGGAGACTTGTTGTTGAGAACAAGTGCGAAATTATTATGTTGGACTACGCGCAACTCATAACTCCAAGTAACCAAAAGGAAAATAGGGAGAGGCAGGTTGCCGAAATCAGCCGTATGACGAAGATCATAGCGAAAGAGTTGAAGGTCTGCGTAGTTCTCCTTGCTCAACTCAATGAGGACAACACAATCCGCGAGAGCCGGACATTTGAGATGGACTGTGATAGCCTGACAAAAATCATGCCCGTGGAGGAGTCTGATGATCCTTATGCATACATCTTGTCTGTGACACACAACCGGAACGGAACAACGCCAATGATCCCCATCAAGTTCATCAAACACATGGCTCGCTTGGAAGAAGCTATTGTTCAACAATAAACTTTACTTTCACGCATTGGCACTTATACTGATATCTCAACTTTCACTAACCAATAAAAATATGACAAACAAACAATTTCCTTGGAGTCGCTGATCGTTAACATTACAGGAATGTTAACTAACGGCAACATTCCCATAAGTCGGTGAACGCCCACCTTAGTTGCCAGTAACCCCTGGTGTAAGGCGTGACATGGCTGGAGAGACAGCCCAAATTTGATCTTTGATATTTACGGGAAGCATGGAGTCATGCAGCCAGTCGCAAGCTTTGAAGCGATTCACTTAAATGGCATCAAC